GGTGAATCGTTACGAACACCAAAATGGGTATCGTTAATGATGGCAATTTTCACTTGCGCTTCCTTCTTTTTTTATTTTTCTTTTCTGGTTCCATTTTTTGAATGTCACTTTCAGACAAAGAAAAATGTTTGCTTATAAAGTCAGAGTATGATGTGATGTCTGGTTGCGATTTCAACCAATCAACAATTTTTCCATCAAAATCGTTCATCTCTAAACATTTATATTTTATGTATGCCTGTTTCTTTTCTTTTTCTATTCTTCGCAAGAAAGCATAATAAATTATCTGTGTAAAATAGGAAAATGGATTTGATGATTTTTCTGGATCAAAATTGTGAGCATACAGAATACAATTCTCTACACCATCACCAATCATGTCTTCTCTAAATGGGTAGTTGATAAAATTTGGTCGGTGAGAAAGATGCTCGGCAATCTTAAGAAAACATTCAGCAATGTAGTCTGTAAGAGGTGGTCGTTTTTCTTCTCCAGAAGATTCGTATTCTTCTACGAGTTTTCTCCACTCAATCATGGACTTACAAAATTTTTCATTATCTATATAATGCTTGGCACTTTTGACTTCTTGATTTATGATTTCTTCTGTTTTTTCTTTTTTCTTCATTGGTGTCCAGAGTATAACATGTTTATGTAATCTTGCAAGCGTTTATAAAGATTTTTCAAAAAAGTTATCATTGTACTCTTGACAGGAAAAACAAAGTATGTGTATAATCTTTGTGTGGGAAAAAGAAGAATAGGCTTTTACTAAGCTCTTACTTATACTCATCAGAACCTGGATCTGGATTCCAATCAGACATCTTGTTTCCAAAATCAGATCTATTTTTTTCATCACCAGTAAATCTATTCTTTCGTTTTACTTCCTTGATCATTTTTAACAAATCCTCTGGATCAAGAATATTGGCACTGATTAAATTCATGATTGCCTCGGATGGAATCATCATAGTTACATAAATTCCATGACGATCCAACTCTCCTGGAGAAAATTCGACGCTTGGTTGTTTTTGCTTTTTTCTTTTACCTTTTAATGGTTTGTTTTCTGGAGTATTCCAGTTTGCAAAATCAGATTGACTTTGATTTGCATCCTGTACTAGTGAATTTAAAAAATCATGAAATAATTGTTCCTGGTCAAGTATGTCATTTTTAATTCGTTCAGATTCAGAAGTGACTATTTCTTGATGTAGATCTTTTTCAGAATTCAATTGTAGAGTGTACAATTTTTTTGTGTCTTCCTTTGGTTCATATTGAAGAACAATATGATTTTTAGGAATCGAAGCAATTTTGTCATTTGTTTGTGCCAACCAGTCGCGAAGAATAATCATATCATATGGTCCATTTTTATCAGTCATTGTCGATGACTTAAAAATAAATGGATTACTGATTTTAAATTTTGTCCTAGTTTCTTCAATAACTTGACAAATTAATTCTTCACCGCTCCGTAGTCTGAATATTTGTAAATTCATCTAAACTCCTAAGTAAATTTTAATCTTGTCAAACCTGAAACTCTCATTAGTATATATGGTTAGTCGCTCATCCAGATGACGAAGAGCATGGTTACGGTAACTTTTCCAACTCAGATCATCACCTATATCGTATACCGTTACCTTGTCCTTTGTGTCAGACTTTCTTAGTCCTCGTCCAATTGACTGAAGTACACGAATAACTGATTTTGATGGCGATGCAAATACAATTGCATGTATATTCTTGATGTTGATTCCCGTGCTACAAGTGCCATATGATGCTACAAGAACACTATTATCACTCTTGTCTACAATTTTACGAATTTGTTCTCGGTCTTCAACTTCTGTCTTTCCACAGATGAGATAACAATTTTTCTTTTTTTCCTTTGAGATACTTTGGAATAAAGGAACTCCGTGCTTATCAACATAATTAAACAGCACAAGAACATTCCCATTAATACTGTTTGCAAGGTTAGTAATAAATTGATTTCTTTTATCATTCGTTACAATCCAGTCGATCTCTTCTTGATATTTTGCTCTTTTAATTGTTTCTACATCAACCGATGGATATTTCAATATAAGACATTGAATGCTTAATTGTGCTAAGACTTCTTTGTCTATCAGTTCTTTTGTTGAAGTTACCTGATGGACTGCACCAAATAAACCCTCAAGAACAAGTTTATGGACTTGAGTTCCATCCAATGTTCCAGTGGTTCCAATTCTATAATCACAATTTTTTAATTTAGTCATAATCTTAGTCAATGACTTTGCTTTAAATAAATGCGATTCGTCACCGATGATCGCATCGAATTGATTAAAAAATTCCTCTGGTTGGTCATATAGACTTTGCCATGTTGAAATTACAACTCTATGTGGAGATGATTTTTCTTGGCCAGCATATATCAAGTGAATGCTTTTTGATATTTCTTTTGTGTTTGCATAATCCTCAAAGTCTGATTTAAGTTGAGTTACTAATCCTGTGGTTGGAACAACAATCAGTATTTTATTTTTTGTTCTTTTTAACAACTCAAGAAGAATCATGTAAATGATAAGACTTTTACCAGACCCTGTTGGCGATATCAAAAGACATCTTCTATTTCTGAGTGCGTGTTTTATAGCGTCGATCTGATAATCATGGGGAATAATCTCTGTGCTATTTGAGTATACTTTTGGAAAATTTACTTCTGTTTCGTCTGGAAGTAAAGAAGATTCATAACCAACCTTATAACCTCTGTCTTTTGCAAATGAAAAAACATATGGAAGTAATCCCTTGTATATTTTTTGAGTCAGTAAATTATAAAGACGAATCTTACCGTCCCATTTTTTCTTTCTAAATGCTGGATTATATTCTGAATTGGGTATCTTGAAAGTGAAAAACATACTTAACTCTTTTGAGATAGACTTGTCGCAATCTATCTCAATATAAACTGAGTCTATGTCTTTTATCTTGATCATGATCCCTGGGTAAATTTAATCCAATCGATTGTTGAACGAATATTCCAAATTTTATTTGCTATTATTTTTGCTACACTTTCAATGTAGTTGACTTTTTCTTTTTGTGCAAATGCTTTGTTTGCAAGGATGATTACTTCAGAATCACTTTCTACAAATCGATCAACATCTTGTTTTATAATTGCAAGATCAAATGGTTCCCAACCCTTTTTCTTTAATTCTTCATCTGACATTTTGCCAGAATAATATAACCATTTGTCTCTTCGTAGAACCTTGAGTTTGGAGTCAATACTTTCTAAAATTATTTTTTCATCCATCAATAAGCACAAGTATTTGTTGTGTAGTTGTGGTATACGGATGGATTCGTCGTCTAGGTGATTTGCATCAACAGCAACATCAAGTTCTGCTTGTATTTTAATTTCATTAAGTGTCATAATATAAACTTTACTATAAAATCAAGGGTTTGTCAATACATCTATTTCGTAGTATGTGTAAGAAAATGTAGTGGTTGCAATTATCGCGTCAGTATCAGTTAATGCACTATCGAAATCTATACCAGAAATGAATGTAGGATATATTTCATGATATGTGACTCGAATAATTGGTTTGTATTTGCTATCGGTTACTAATAAAACTCCAGTTGCAACTTTTTGCTGCTCACTTACAATTTCGTTTTTTGTGTCATATGAGACACCTAGTTCTCTCATCCATTGATAGATTTCAATCCAATTGGTCATGTCTTCATTGACAATAAATCCAACTTGAAGATCTTCATAGGTGTAGGCAGTGCCTGGTCTGCGAATCGCTATACCCGTTGGATTTGACTGTATGGAGGTTCCGAAACTGACAGCAGGGATGTTTGCCCTTTGACAGAAGTAGGTCACGGTGGGGCATCTAGAAATTTTCAATTGAAACTTGTTGTTTGTGAGAAAATTAGTATTTACTGGAATTGTTGGATTAGTTGTATAGAGATCTCCTGTTATATCAGGAAACTTTTCAATCATATCCTTTTTTGTTTGATACTGTGATAATCCCATATGAGTATTTATAAAAGAAAACCCATGGGTTTCCCCATGGGTTTCGTGATTTAGACTAGTCTATTGTTTAGATGTATCCACCTGTTTGTCCGTGGAGATTCTTAACTGCGAACAGACGGTAGTATGCATTGCTATTTGAATCAAGACCTTCTGCATCGGTGGTGATTGCATCACGACCCTTACCGAATGGATTGGCAACTAGACCGTAACGAGTCTTGAAACCAATCTTTGGTTGGAAGGTATCTTGACCAACTGCACGAACCATTTGTAGAGGAACGTATGGACAGTAGAACATACCAGCATCGTATGGGGAGGCTCCCTTGTATCCTACGGTAACAAAGTTTGCTCCTGACTTAGCAAATGGATCGATGAATACTTTGTACTTACCGTTAAGAACACCAGCAAAAACATTACCAGTATCGTCAACGTTCATTTGAACATTGAGTGCTGGTGAAAGATTGAGGAATCCACCCATTGCAAGTGCTGATGCAACATCTGCGCTGCAAAGGATGAAGTTACCACGACCTCTACGAGTATCTTTAGCAATAGTATTTGCTTCGCGTTCAATTTGGAACATTAAACCACGGAAGCGTTCTGCTGACCAACGACCATCTGAGTCTGCGAGAAGATCGTAGATGCCACCAGTACCAGCATTTGCAAGATCTGATTGTTGGCAACCAGTCTTGGCAATGGTATACATTGCACGAAGAATTTCACGGTTAATTTCGTTCATGATTTCAACTGAGAGAATATTGGCAAGTTCTGACTCAGCATCAAGACCATGTACTGCTTTGAGATCTTGTGCAAGTTCTGTAGTATATTCTGCCTTGAGTGCGCGTGAACGTGCTTGTACTGCGATTCTCTCAATGCTGAATGCCATCTCGCGGAAGTAATTTGAACCATCTCCAAGTTTTTCAGCAGTGCTGGTAAGCATTGCGCGGAAATCATTGAACAAATCGGTACGAGTGCCTGATTCATTGATTGGTTGAACTCCGAGAGTATGACCATAAAGAATACCAGTTGCACCTAAGTAGTTTGCTCCTGCTTGAGTAGCAATTGAAGTGCCTGATGCGCCTGAGAATTTAGGCCATGCTTCATCGAATAGTGCTTCTGGACCATCGATGCTGTTGTACTTAGCGCGCATTGCAAAGATAAGACCAGTTGGTGCACTCATTGGTTGAACACCAGCAATATCGTATGCAACAATGTTTGGCATTGCGCGTCGAACTAGTGAAATTAAGATTG